AAGATTTTGCATCAATTCATCTATAGGCAAAGGAATTCCGACTATAGTCTTTGCAAGCGCATCAGCATGAGTTGTCTGAGCGGTTCCGCGACTCGGGACATAGATCTGCAAAGGCAGTCTTGGGCTTCCGTCGTCGCAATCTGAACAAGAATCGCTCATCAGGTTTCAAGGTCAAAGAATTCGACAAATGCCTCGATAGCGTCAGAAACGGATCTGAACAATGTGCCAAATTGTTCTTTAGTTAGCGGGATTATCCTGGCTTGCTGAATCGGTGCGCCTTCAGTTGCGGATAAACTGAAATTAATATCTTTTGCCATGCGAGCAATTGGATTTCCTTTTCCGGCTGGAGCCATATTGAAATGGACTAAAGCGCGTTTTGCATTCGTCGGCAATGCCGTTCCGAGCATCGTTACCAGATCCTGCGGGGTTGTCGTTAGAGTGATAGTATCACTCGCTCCGTCAATTGGGTTAGTGTTATCTGTGCAAGTCATGATTTATAGCGGTCCGGTTATCATTGCCGATGCTGCCATCTCAATGATTGTTAAGCTAGGTTGATCAGAATCAAATATAAACACAATTTCGTTATCTTTTATTTCGATATCGTAATCTACATCGCCAGAAATGTCGGCTGCTATGCCATTTTTGAAGACTCTTGTTCATTTTTGAAGACTCTTGTTACTCCTGTATCAACAAACTGATTTACATTGCCTGACGATTCATGCAGGAACCCCCTTGATGTCGCTGCCCACGTACCGGCGGCATTCTTTTTAAAATGAGCGTGAACTGTGATGGATAATTCATTGCCGCCTATTACTAGCCTACCGTGAAACCCGCATTCTACTTCGTTGATAAGTGCTAATGTTCTGGATGTTGCGATGGTTACGGTAACATTGTCTGAGGTTTCTGATCCTGTTGCGGCTACCGCCTGCCTGAATCCGTCAGTCCTGGCCGCTGCGATTTTTGCATCGATAGCAGCGCACAATTGCGTGAGATCGGTTGCGTCTGGAGTTAGCCCGGCTCCAATTATAGCGTTCATTATTTCTCGCGTCGGCATCTGCTCATACGCAAGATAGATATCAGAGTCGCAAGTTGTGTATTCGGGCGTTGTTGTAGCGTTTGGCTGTGTCGCCGCAGGGCTCAAGCTTGAATTTCCAAGCAAGGATTTAGTTTTATCGTAATTATCACCCATTTTCTAGCAAACTCCGTCAAATGTAAATTCGTGATTTAGTCCAAGTGTCCTGATCTTTTCCATGATGCACTTAAAGGCAAGAATGAAATTCATGTCAGGGCCGTCGAACATCCTGGCGCATGCTAGATCACAAGCGAGCATAGGCGATATGTCTGCACCAATAATATCGAATGTAAGTATTCCACCGGGAGATTCGTTGACCTCGACTTCAAGCCCAAGTGCTGCCCCGATTGCGATATATCCTTCAGCAGTAGTCGAGCCGGTAGCTATGATTTTTGCAACGATGGCGCTTATTTCTTGAGCATTACTTAATTCGATTCCTTGCAGGCATTCGCCAATATCATTGTCGATTCGCTCGTCTGCCCAGTTTTCGCAGAGCTGTACGCAGGTCGAAGCATAAAATTCTTTTTGTAGCTCTAGCTCGCTGCAATGCAAGTCACTCATCAGTTTGCCTATGGCGTTCAGCAATCTATATAATACGCTGCCGGGTATGCATTTAGCTTCCCATGCAAAGCCATCAGGCAGCAACTGAGCTAGGGCATTTCTATATTGATCTTGGAAGTCACACACTTCCAATGCTTTATATTGCTCAACGCATATCGTCAAAGTGCCTGATACCGTCCTGAATAGAGATTCTCGCTCAAGCTCATTAAGGCATATCTTTGAACCCGGAAAGATTAACGCACCGACTGTGTCTGATATACTGGCCGATGGATCTCGTGAATACCTGGCTATTTCCCTTAATGCCCATCGACCTTCGAAAATGATCCGGGTGAGGTTGTTTTCAGGTTTGAATGTGATGCCCAACTCAGCCAGCGTTTGCGGTGTAGTGGTTAGCTCAACGCATTTCGTGGATGAAATGATCGGGACATCGCAAATCTCTTCAGCCATTATGGAAGGGTCGAGAAGGTGATAATTGTATTGAGCGTCATAATATCAGAAGGGGTTGACGCTGATATATTAGCCGATGGCGAGTTGACTACGTTGTCATTCTCGCCAACTGCGTTTGATACGGTTTGGCGTATCTTGCTGATCGGTATGGTCCCGCCCGGCACTGACTCGCGGATAAATAGATCTTTCAATGCATTCGTGATCGCCGTCCGAACTTCTGGCGTATCTGGCTTGATTGAGATGTCAAATGATTCAGGCTGTGCGACTGGAGCTTCGACAGTGACGGCTATGCCAGAGATCTTGACCGTATCAATAAAGGCTTGAACAAGCGTGACATCACCGGCAAGCGGGATTCCGTCATCCTCTTTGTCGTCAACCATGAATCTTATTTTGACTGTGCATGGTCCGTCTTCCTGGTCTGCTATAAATGCCCGCGTCACATTGGGCTGACTCAACGTCTTGGTAATGTAAAAGCCTTCTGATCCTGCTTCCTGAGTATTGCGCTTTTTGAAAAGGATTCTCTGCCTAAATGGCTCCGTGTCTTCTCGATCGGCACCGCCAACTAAACCGGATGCATCGACAAATGTATCAGTGTTCACCCCTGCAATTGGAGTAATGAAAGTCAGCGTATTACCTGATTCCTGATTTGTATTAGACCCGAAAGTCAATCCTCTGACCGGAAGCGTTGCAACTCCACCGGCCACGACTTGCCCTGTCACGACTTCATACAGGATGCCGTTCTGTGCTTTCAGCCTTGTTAATGCTGGGATTGACGTGCCATTTGTGCCACTCGCCACAGTGTTTCCGGTTGCTGCCAATGCTTCCTTACGTGGTATCGCGTTTTCATCGCCATGTAAATCGAGCGCATCATCGAAGGCAGTTGTGACGAATATATTTTTGGCATTGTTTCTTTGAAATAGATATGAGCCGCTAAATAACATTGCAAGACCCCTGCCGAGTATCCTGAAAAACGATACTCTCAGCTTGGGCCTTGCGTCAGGAAAGTTTGACTCGATCTCTGTATTCCAGTCGTCGCGGAGTTGCTGTGGTGTTGGTATGACGAATTGTTGTGACATTATACTAGTTTTTGCTCCCACACATAGCTAAAGCTTTCATTTAAGCCGGTAAGCCTTGTTACATCCGTGATTATTTGCATGACGCCCTTTGGTTTTGAAAGATAAGTGACATTAACTTGGAGATCACTAACAACATTATCTGTAAGTAACCAGTCCAAAGCTTCCGTAATAAACTGCTTGGCTCTCGATAGATTTGAATCCAGCGTTTTCTCTCTGTGTAATAGCCATATTTTCGAGCCGAGTAAGTCCTCGTCTTCTGGCCTGATTGCATCGCCTGCCCAACCTCCGGCATTTGGGATTGTGTCGTTATCATCGGTACGCCGGTCGGTAAAGATGCTAATGCCAATTGAGGTGCGAAGGTTGACCGCGCCGAGCAAGTCCTCTCCGTTTTCAGTAAGCTCAAGATCGAAAAAACCTTTTTCGGTATTACATTCAAGATGTATGTCATTTGGTCGCGGTCTCATGGTATCGGTCCCCCTGTGTCTGAAACCGGACCATCGGGCGCTGTAGCTGAACCGTTGTGCTTGTGAGTTGATAGCGCAATTGCAGTGCCGCCGACTTTTGCAGTGATTTCACCGGAACAAGTAATATCTCCATCTACGATATCTAGCCCTGAACTGCTGATAATTTCTATCATTGTGCCGATTGTTATTGTTCTCGTTACATCTAATATCTCGATGATGTCATCTCCCCGATATATTGTATGCGCTCCGTTCTTGGAATAAATACACATATCACCCGGCTGTAAAGTAAATTGCCCGTATCGCTTATCATCGATAACAATCATCGTGCCATTGTCCTTGCTTCCTCCATATGCAACGAGAATGCCTCTGCCGCCTCCGAGCGGAATCGATCTCGTCCCGTACTGCTGCAAATGCTCCACATCGCTGCGAACTTCGCCAGCAAGCCCGGTGACCTGAACCACCACTTTCCCTCCCTGCTCTACGCCTTTCCATTCTGATTCCCCCTCTAGAAAATTAACCAGCTTAATAACTGCTCGAGTGACGAGATTATCGATCTTTCGCTTTAGAAATCCTGGCATTACGGTGCGCTCCCTACTGTAATATTGCCAAAGGCGAACGTCTCTATTGCTGCAAGCGATGTATCCTTTACGTCTGCGACGACTTTATCTTCTTTCAATGTAGCAAATGCCTTTGGATGAACGAACTTGAATTCAGTTCGCTTGCCGTTCTCATCTGCTATCAATCGAAAGCTCTTTAGCACCATATCGCCCTTGAATGCAGCAAATGGCAGATCAAGAAACGCCAATTTATTGATTTCAGGTTGCCAGCCTTGCCGGACAATTGAATAGCCCTCAGATCGACCTATCCTGACAGTGGCCTCCCATCTGGTACGCGCTTCGATGCTTATGTTTTTCTGCTCTGAGTCAGGGATGATGATTAATGGCCTGAACCGATTAACTCGCTCATCCTTTACTACGCTCGCGATCTGTGTGGCTGTTTCTTCATCCGAATCGTCTTTCGTGCTCTGCCTAGATCCTTTGCCCGTGTATTCGCTGAAAACCTCACTCCAGTCAGCGATTGCCGTTGCTGATAGGATGTTTTCGCCCTCGATAAAGGATGGCATTTGAACTGCGCTGATTCCTTGCTGAATGCGTTCGGTTGATGCTCGGGTAATCAATAGCCGTCCATCTGGAAGCGTATAAAGGATAAGCTGCTTAAGCTGTGCGTGTTTTGCGATTAGCTCAAATACCTTTGTGCCTTGATCGTAATTGATGGTTTCGATTTCATCGCCAGTGTCGACATTTGAATCGAGAACCGCTTCAAGCAGCTTGAACGGCTTGATCACATCTTTGACAAAGTCCT